CAGCGGCCGGATCAGGAGTGGGCGCCGGATCTGGTGTGGCGCCGGGCTCCGGGGTCGCCGCCGGATCGGTCTGGGTTTCGCTCATGGCACATCACAACCCAGGAATAACGCGAACTTATAAGCGCGGGAGACGGTGGTACTGGCTCCCTCCTGTTGGTCTCGACACCGGATTGCCATGTCCAGCGCACAAATCCACATCTGTGCGTGGCCCTGTGGCGTGTCAGGACGTGGCGGCGAGTGTTGTGCTTCGTCGGTCACGGTTTCGCTCATGGGATTCCTCGTTCAGTCATCAGGCTTGCCCAGCCGGAAGGGTCGGATCAAAATGTTCGCGATGCGGCGCCATGGTGCGCGTGGAGATCGCGCGACGGCGCCCCAAGCTGTTGAAACAGCGCCGCATCAGAACTTCGGTCGTCTCACCACGTTCTATCCATGCTACGGTCCTGACCGGCTGGACGGCGCCAGCGGGCGCGCGATCGAATGTGGGAGACCGGGGATGCTGGCGACGATGCCGGGATAGCTCAGAGGCTAGAGCGCCGCCTTTCTGAGGCGGGAGAGGGGGGTTCGAGTCCCCCTACCGGCACCAGTCAGCGAAGCAGCCCAGCTGGCATATGCTCCGCCGCCTTTACGCGATTCGCCCGGAAGTCCGAGTCCTTGATCAGCGCATCGGATATCGCCGACTTCACCGCGGGTGTGACGACCTCGTCGGGCTGTGACAGACAGTCGGTCAGAACCAGACGCGCCTCTTCGAGCAGCTGCGGCGCCGCCTGCCGGACGAACACGATCCGCGATTGTTTGTCGGTCAGATGTTCGCGGAACGATCGGTACAGATCGTTGTTCGCGGCCATGTATGACTCATACAGTTCCTGAGCCAGCTTGACGGCGGTTTCGGCGACCATGCGATGGGCGTTCAATCCACGGCCTTCACCGGCCACGCGCGAGTTTTCGCGGATCGGGCGGGTGCGGACGTGAGGTGCGGGCAGGCGGGTCAATCCAGCAGGCTCCCATCAATAATAGCGCGCGCGGCGGCATTTACTCTGGCTAGCGCCGCTTCCGGATTATCCGTGGCGGCAACTATGCAGCCAACGAGGCAGCCCATAATACCAACGCAAATCGTCGCGTCGTCAGCGACGCCACACCTTTCAAGCGTCTTCATGACGGCCTCGGTCGTAGACCTCATTCGCGCGGCATCTTCGGCCGGGGATCTCATCGCGTCAGGAGCGTTATTCACCGTCTGTCCTCGGGATTCCGGAACGCATAGGCCAGGCGCTCCGCTCGCGGCCGCTTCTCCCAGTCCTCGACCATCGCCGCGCACATTGAACTCAGTTCATCCCATGTGTGCGCGCCGCGTTGCGCGATGAAGCCTGTTGGACCCTGCGCCAGCATGGCATCGTGCCACTCCGCTGAGCTGGCCTCGACGCGACGGCGTTTTGGCCGGGCCGCCCGCATGTCATGCGCCGACGCGACGCCGGTCGCCCGGAAAGTCCCGGAAGGGCCGGTGCGAGAGGGACTGTTCGGGCGGTGTGGGTGCCGGACGTTGGGCCAGCATATCGTGCAGGCGGATATTCTCTTGCTGAACCGTCAGCAGCTCATCGCGCTCGGCACGCACCGCCGCGAGCTTCGCGCTGACCTCTTTAAGGTCCGCCAACAGCCGGTTGGATCTGGCATTCGCAAGGCTGGTCACCGCTTCGAGTGTGGCGACAAAGCCCTGGGCGCGCTCCAGATCGGCGCGTAGCTTTTCCACCGCGTGTTTCGGGTAGTTTGTTTCTGCCTCATCCTCCGTCCCTGACAGAATTACCGCCGGGCCAATGTAATGAAATTCGGCGGCGTCTTTCGTTACCGGTATTGAGACCGCTCCGCCTGGCATTGAAAACGTAATAGTTGTGGGTTGTTCATACGGCCGACCGCATTTGTGACAGAATGAATGGCCAATGTAATTCACAATGCGGCAGGTATCGCATTCGAGTACTTCCATCATGCCCCTCCCGGTTCGGCCGCCTTGAATATCCCGTCTTTATCGTAGTTTCTCGGATCGAATGAGCGAACCCAGGCAATTTTATGGTCAGGAAAATCTTCGTTGTACCGCGCAGCTAATTTATGCGCTGGATCGCTCGACCCTGGATAATTCGCCGCGAATAATGCCCGCTGCTGATCAGCCACAGAGGGCGGTTTTGCCGCGCGGGCGGCCACCTCAGCCGCTACATTGTCTTTTCTACATCTCTCTGCCTCCACCTGGATATTATGGCGGCGGGTAATTTCCCGCTTTGCCAATGCCGGAACGTCAGAGCCAACGCGACCCGCTAAATTCGCTATGGCATCCGTCCAGTGAATTCCTGTGCCAGACGGCCTCTCATTGGTGTAAACATCCAAATCGCCAGGAGACCCATAGGACTGAGGCAGATCGTGTCCCGAAACGCGGACCTTCACCGTTTGATCTGGCAGTTTGTCATGCGCCAGGCCGACGTATTTGCTGGCGCTAAGTTTCGATGAATCACGCAAAGCATAATAACCCATATCTTTTGCGTGATCGACTATCCGCTGAGCTATGTCGCTTTCACTCATGCGTGCCATTCATTGACCCCCAGGTGTCGCCGCCTGCTGTCCTACGTCCGGCACCTTGATGGGCAATTCGCCCGTGGCACCCGTCGGACCGGGATCACCTGTATCCGTTCCGACCGCCCCCATCAACTTCCCAACGATCGGTCCGAGATTGTCCTGCAGCGCCTGGCGCATCGTCTCGTGGATCAGCGCCTGCAGCTCCGCGGCGTCGACCGGTAGCATCTTCTGCAGGGCCGCCAGCCGCCTTGTGTCGGCGTCGAATGCCTTCACCGTATCGTCGGCATCCTTCGCCTTGACCTTCAGTCGCTCCTCGGTCAGTGCCTGCATGGCCTCGCCGAGCAGCTTCTGAAGGTTAGCACCGGCCCCCTGAGCCTTCACCAGCTGCTGCTGCAGCGCCTCGAGTTGCTGCTGCGCCTCGGGCGGCAGACCCGGCTTCAGGCGTTCGGCGATCTCGTCGGCCAGCGGGAAGTCCGCCATCTTGAACAGCAGGTCGCCGATCTTGTCGATGAGCGCCGGCGCCTGTGTCAGGATCTGGATGATGGCATTCCAGGCTTCCTGCCGCTCGGTCGCGTAGTTTGGCCCGACATCCGAGACCACTTCGTAGGAGCCGATACGCGGGTTGAAAATGCGCTGGATGGCGTCGCCCATCCGTTTCAGCTCGTGAGCCTCCGCGGCATTCGGATCGATGCCCACCTCCGACTCGGTGCCGTCGATGCCGATGATTTTCGCGGCGCGCGCGGTGTCGTAGATGACCGGGATCCACTCTTTCGCGATGACACCCTGGCGGCGGACCGAAAGGGCCTGGTTGTCGATGAACTGGTAGGTCGCGCGGTCGCCCTGGCGCTGCCTCTCGTTGATGGCTTTGCCCGATCGCTCATTGCCCTGCTGTCCCAGGTCGGCCTCAAACTGGCCGGACGCCGACATCATGAATTGCTTGGCGAGCTGCACACCTTCCAGGAAAACCGGCGCGCCGGTTGGCGGATCCTGGCGCTGCGGCGGCGGGATTTCGTTTCCCTCGTCATCGCGATGGTTGTACGGCAGAAGTGCGTGATTGACGGTATTCGCCGTCTCCCAGTACGTCTCGAACCCTTCGATCGCGGCGGCGGCGGCGATATATGGCGTCTTGCTCTGGAGCGCGCCGAACTCGACCGACGCGGACCAATTGTAATTCTCCATCTGCTGCGCGGAGATCAGAGCGCGGGTGTGACCTTTCCGGTCGAGCCGCTTATCAATCAGCGTGACCTCGCCGACCCAGGGGATCATCGGCACCGCGGTTCCCGGGATGTCGGTCGTCTCGACCAGGTCATTCCCGATGATCAGGTGGCATTTGACCGATCGGCGGATGATCGGTCGGCTCTTCAGCTTCGATCCGCGCGCCTCGTGCTCCTCTTCCCATTGCTCCCGAAGCGGTTTCGGCACCTGGCTGGCGAAGATCGTCGTGCCGTCGTCGTCGCCGAGCAGCTCGTCGCGGTCTTCCGTCACCTCGTAGTACCGGGCACGGCGAGAGTGGTCCTCGCGGATCCATCCGGAGTCCTCGCCGTCGACGGCGTTCGCGGCGGTCAGGCGCCCTTTGAGTTGGGGATATTTTTCCTCCAGCTCATCGTTCGGCTCGTCACTGAACAGGAACCCATACCGCGCCCCGGTGCCGTCCAGCTCCTGGCAATCGCAATCGAGATAAGCGGAAAGCGGGTCCGGTACACCGACAATGTAGATCTCCTGATTGAAGGCATCCGGCCCAGGCTTCGGGCTGGCCTCGATGTAATTGGCCTCGATCACCGTCCACCCAAGGCCCGCCTGCACCTGAAAGCTGATCGCCTGACCCTGCGCCATCTGCGCGTTGCTGATGTTCGCGATGTGGCGGTACAGCCCCTCAAACACTTCCGCCGCCGCCTCCGTCGCTCCTCCGCCGGTCGGCCGGTATTTCACGTCGGTTTTGTTCTGTTTGGCCTCGTTGATCAGATGCAGATTATGCACCCTCGTTTCGTTCACGGTCAGTGAGGGACGCGACCCGCGATCCTGATAAATATCAACCGGCCACTGGTAATTGTTGTAGACGTCGCCGTTCGCGAATTTGTAGTCGGCGATCCAGTTGCTGCGCGCGGAGGTTTCGTACCGCTGGCATTTCAGGAACCGGCGGTGCGCGCGCAGGACGATCGGGTCGGTGGCATCAATCGTTCCGTCGGCGGTCAGGCTGGTGTCTGACATGGATTATCTTGCCAACGCCGCCGCGCAAAGTGGCGCGAAGATCCGTTCAGCTATTTCCTCCACAGGTAGGTTCATCTGGTCATGGGTAAGAGTGGCCCACCAGTGTTTCATGATATCCCGCCGGTAAATATCAGCGCGAAAACAGTCGGTACCCGGCTGGCGTTGAAATGTGACATGGGATCCGATCGGTAGAAGGCACGCTTTTGTGAACAGCGCGTCCCGGATGTCTTCCTCGCGCGCCATTAATTTACGCCGAGCGCGCCGCCCGCGATCACACGCCAGTTCTTGCGTCTGGCACCGCGAACACCGGTGGTGAGCATTTTCATTTTTGCCTCCGTCGCGTCAGCGCCTTCGGCGATATAGGTCTCGAAGAAGACGACCAGCGCCATCACACGGGGGCCCGCGCCTACCTCGGGTCCGCACTGACCCTGCATGCATTGCGCCGCGAGTTCACATGCCTTGACCCGATCGACGCGGTGGGAAAAGCGAGCAGTCACCGTTTTGCCTTCGCCACTGGCGTCGAGGTGCGGGCCATCAGCGTTTCACCGGCATGCGGCGCTCGGAGGCGGTATTATCCGTCCCGCGCGGGATCGGGGGCGTGAGTTTCGAGGGCGGATCGACCCGCGCCGGGCTCAGCGTATTCACACCGGGATCGACGCGGCGTTCGAACAGCGGGGAGGGTGCCCCACCCGAAAGACGGGCTTCGCGATCGAGCGTGCTCATGGTGCGGTGTCCTTGATGGGTAGGGCAGCGAGCTTGAGGCGAACAGCGGTACGAGGCCCAAAATCCCGCGCGGTGCGCCGCGCGCCGCCCGTTATGTAGCTTTCGAAGAAGACGGCCAGCGAGTGGAGTAACGGGGCGCACTGCTCACCCGGCCGGGACGCCATCACCTCCGCCGCGAGACCGCAGGCGAGCTGCCGAGTCGCCATCGCCTCAGCCCGAGACCGGTATGTCTGAATATCCATCAGATCACGTCCTGTGCCGCCGCCTTTGCCCGCCAATGACTGATCCCCTCACGCAGCAGTTCGATCTGGCGCCGGGCCTCGGTCAGCTCGGCGTGTTGACCCTCGATGATGTCGTCCTTGTCACGTAAGGACTGCTCCAGCAGCGCGACCTGGGCTCGCCCGGTCAGCGGAACCTCAGCACCGAAGGTCACCGGACCTTTTTCCGCGCGGCCGAGACGTCAGTCAGGACCGACGGCGATTTCGTCTGGTCCTTCCAGGCGGTGTCGAGGCCTGTGCCATGTGAGCGTGGGCTGGGCGGCCGGGATGGTATCCCCTTGGAGACGCCGCCGGACTGCGCCATCTTTACACCGCCGTCGCGGCCCGCGGTCTTACGGCCGGGATCGCCTGGGTTCGCGGGACGGCTGCCTTTGGTTGCCATGGGAGGGTCCTTTTGTGAGTGAAACGAAGATCAGTAAGCGCGTGGCACGCGGAATACATGAGGCCATCTCGCAGATACCCTGGAGCGATCTGTCAGAAACGTCCCGGCGTATCACGAGAGTCGCGGCGGTAGGTGCTATCGCGGCTATGCGTGGGCCGACAGAAGCGATGATCGACGCCGCACACGAAAAATGGAACCGGGGTCCAGGAACCAGCCTCGATAACAAAGACGCGGATGCCAGACATTGCTGGCAAACGATGATCGACGCAGCCCTCAGGGATCAGTGATCGAGCGCGAGAACGAAAGCCCGCGGCATCGAGAGGATCGTCTCAGCCTCCTCGGCCGGGGTCAGCACTTTCCGCGGACTGGTGGCGGACTGAAGCAGCTCCGCGAGTCCGGGCGCATCCAGCGCGGCGGCGAGATAGTTCGGGTCGGACGGATGCGCGGCGCGCGCGGCGCGGCGGAAATCGCGGAGAGCCTGAAGGTGCGCGGCGGGTAGCGTGTGCAGCCAATCTGAAAACGCGGTCACGACGCGCAAGGACTGACCTGTGCCCGTTGGTCTTGACGCAGCGCCACCCGGTTCGGATTGAATATCGCCAGATTGATCGCCATGAATCCCTTTTCGAGGTCGGTGCGGCCGATTGCTAACCATCGCTTATCGATCTCCGGCAATTTTACCAGCTCATCCAGCACACGAAGGACCTGCTCCTCGTCCATCTTATTGCCGTGGACGAGGTCAATCACAGTCAGATTTTGCGGACGATATCCGGCAACTGGTAGGCTGGTGTATTCGGTCATCGCGTCACTTTTCCTTCGCGTTTTGGATCATATTTCGATCAGCCGTGTCAGTCTTCGCGCCGCCGCTCTCCGGCCACAGAATCCCGATCAGTGCGGCGATGATCAGCGGTACCGCCGTTTGCCAGCCGATCGAACCATCCAGCAGCGAGATAAGGGTCGGCGTCAGCACCATCACACCGTGCGCCGTGGTCACCTGTCCCAGCGAGATTTTCCAGGTCATACGCTCGTTCCCCTGTTTCGGTGGTGGTGACAATGCCGCCGTTGTTTCACCGTCCCATCCAGGAACCGGCACCCCTCGTTGGCGCCGCACGGCCGACGAACGGCGCGATCCTGGGCCTCCCGTCATTCTCGGGGTCGATCGCGCCCTGCACGCCCGTCCCGAACGCATCGGCGCAGTGACAGGCGGCGTCCTCGACCGGTGATGACCTCCACACGCTCATGTGCTCGTTCCACTGGCGCCGGTAGGCCCGCAGCATTTTCAGGCCGGCCTGGCAGCCCTCGGCGTCAAACCAGGACCGGGGCATGATCATCCGCGAGGCCTCGACCCGATCGGCCGGGTTCGCCGCCGCCACCACCTTGATCGGCCGCACACCGAGTCCGTCCAGGTAGTGGCGGCGTGAGCGGCCCTGATATGTCTGCTCGCGGACCTCGATGTCGTGCGGCAGCAGGTGCTTCTTGTAGACGTAGGGCTGCGCGTGGATCAGCTTCGCATAGGTGTCCAGGCCCTGGCCGCTGTCCTCATAATATTTCAGCCACCGCCATTCTCCACCCGGGCTGATCTGGAAGAACCAGATCGCGGTGGCGTTCGCCATGCCCAGATCCCAAGACGTATAAACCGGCAGCTTCGGGTCGTAGAGCACCTTGCAGACGCGCTCTTCCTTGATCGCCGCGTCCAGCCATTTCCCATAATACGACCCGCTGTTCGGGGCCGTGAACGAGCAGTTCATCTCCTGCTCGAATTCCTCGTCATCCAGGTTGGCCCGGATGTCGGCGATCTGGTCGTCGCTAAGGACCTTCGTGTCGGTGTAGCGGAGCAGGTAGCGCGAGGCGGTGGGGTCGCTTCCCGCTTTGTCGTAGGCTTCAGCGAGGCGCCCATTGCCCTTTGGTGTGCCGATTTTCACGCGGGTACCGGAATAATCCGCCAGCATCGGCACGGCGACCATATCAAGGCCAGCCGCGATCACGTCGTCCGCTTCGTCCTCGATCAGCTCGTCGCAGTAACCGCCGCGCCAGCTATCCGGCTTGTCCATCCCGCCGCATTGATAGACACCGCGATTCGGTAGCTCTACGCGCAGGACCGACTTCATAACGGTAGCGCCCGGTATGCCCTCGGCCGCCCTCGTAACCTTGTCCCAGAGCCCGGTCCGCTGCCACATCACCTGGGCTGGAAGCACGTGCACGATGCGTGGCGGGTCATTGTGCAGGTTACGCTGCGCCGGTGGAATGTGCCGCCGATCCTCGGTCAGTGCCTTGCGGAGCCCGCGCCAGACGAACCCGGTCGATTTACCGGCGCGACGGTGTACCACTGCCACAATCCTCGGGGAGCGATCCTCGATCAGTGGCGCCTGCCAGTGACGCGGCGTAAAGGGAAGGGTGATCTGCTGATGGATCAAAGGAGACCCTGACAATGGCGTTTTTCGGAAAGACACACAAAATGGTTAAAGCGGCGGGACCGACCGGAAGGCACAATGGCCCGACCGGTATCAATCTGTCAGACGAAATGGCGGGAGCGGATGTGGTGATCGTAGATCGACCCGCGCCGGTTAACGTTTCCCTCAGCAAACCCGTTCCGTCGATCGAGCATAGTTTATGGAACGTGGCGCATATCGCGGAGTATCGCCGCGCGGCTGACCAGGTTGGCATTGAGCCAGCGCCTCTTGTGATCGAAGAGTTCCGGCTCTTCCTGGCCCAACATGATCTGCCGGTTTTCGCGCTGTCCGAGGTGGTCACGTATATGGACGAGCTGACGGCCCGCGATAATCCGTCAGGACTCGGATGGCATTGGTGCCCTCTCCGCGCTAGGGATGTGGTGCAGGATATGCGGTTCGGTCGCGCCAGCTCGAAGGTAACGACCGAGGGAGGATTTACCGGTGGTAATCGTGTTGGACCAGCATCTTATTTCGAGACGTTTTTTGAAACGACAGCTTCACAGATCGATCTACTAGCCCAGCGCCAGATGAATCAGATGCTCGCTCAACGTAATTGGAATCCGCCCACGACAGAAGCCGACGCGCCAATAATCCTTCTACAGTCTGGCGGTCGATGGGCCATTACACCGGCCTCTGATTTCTACGATAGCAACCGATATGGGAGGATATACTCCCGCACCATCCCCCTCCACGCACTCCGGAAGATCGCGCTGATCGAAGCGGAATTCGGCGCGGGAAAAGTGGCCTTCATGGTGACGGATTATACGACCGAGCCGCACATCGTCGTGAATCCCGATCCGTTCCTGATGGCCGTCATTCCAAATCCCGCCATCCCCGCCGGCACCGGCCGGTTCATCATCGACGTCTGGGATGAGCCGGGCTTCGGGATCGATAAAATGGTGGGGTAGCTCACTTCACCTTCGGCGACTCGGCCCAGCGATAGGTCACGACGCTCTCGATCGGCCTGCCGTCCGGGCCGGTCGTCTCGACGCGGTTGGTTTCACTCCAGCCCATCCTCGCCTTCGTCCACCAGATGGCGGCCGCGATGTTCTTGCCCTTCGTCGCCATCTGGAACAGCGATTGAACCACGGCGGCGTTGGCCTCCGGCGCGGAGATGCGGATCTCCTGCCGGAAGTACTTTCGCAGGGTTGGCTTGCTGATCCCGATGACCGTGGCGATCGTGGCCTGGTCTATCCCGCCGGCGGTCATAACCTTGACGGTCAGCCGATCCTTTTCCGTGGGATCATAGGGGGGCCGGTGCGCGGGCCGCTTTCGAACTGTCATTGGCGCGGACGATCAGCCCTTAAACGTGGAACGTGATCGCCTTCGTGCCATTCCAGGCCGCCGTGCCGGTGTTGGTGAATACCGCCGTGCAGGTGCCGGTGCCGTTGGTGATCGATTTGACGGCGACAGCCCCGGCCGTGTTCGTCACGTCATGGATCTGCACCTGCGGCGCGCGCGCGGTGCTGGTGATCAGCGAGTTGACGA